CTGCCGGATCCGGTCAAACCGGCATCGACCGCGGCTACATCTTCCACGCTGACCTCAGCTGAGGCCGCCAAGCAGCGCGATTTCCGCGCTTTCAAGGCCGCCCAGCGCGCAGGCAGGTGAGATAGGGGAGAACTCCTTTGGCAAACATGATTCTTACCAACCAGGAGATCAGCTTCAAGAACCTAATGGTCCTTGAAAACTCGATCTCCTTCACCAAAAAAGTCGTCCGGCGCTATGACGACAAATTCGGCCGCACGGGAGCGAAGATCGGCTATGTCCTGAACATTCGCAAACCCGCGCGCTCGGTCTCAACCGCCGGACAAGGCATCCAGCTGCAGGATTACATCGAGCGCTCGGTGCCCCTGGTCCTCAACAAGCAGTATCAGCAAGCGTGTGCATTCACGTCCAGCGATCTTTCGCTCTCACTTGACGATTTCACCAACCGGGTGACCAAACCAAAGATCGTGCAACTGGCAAACGATATCGACTACGACGGCCTGCAGCAGTTCCAGTACGTGCCGGCAGAGGTTGGGACGCCCGGAACGGTCCCCAATACCGCCGACACCTATCTGAATGCTTTACAGATCATCGCCGACGAAGGCTTCCCGATCGACGACGAAGATGGCCTCTCCGTCCACCTGTCTCCCCGGATGCACCGCTCCATCCTCCCCGCCCTGCAGGGCCTGGTCGCAACCGGAAGCGGAACCGCGAGCTTCGCATTCTTGCGCAATCTGGCAAAAGGCGAAGGCGGACAGGAAGACTACTTCAAGGGCCTAGTCTCGAAAGGTTTGGGCTTTGACTGGTTCATGTCGCAGAACGTCGCGACCTTTACCACCGGAACCCAGGGCGGAACGCCGGTAGTCGACGGCGCAAGCCAAACCGGATCAAGCATTTTGTCTTCTGGCTGGACCGCTTCGACCAACGTATTGAACCAGGGCGACATCATCTTTTTCGCCGGGGTTCACAGAATCAACCCGCTGACCCGTCAATCGACCGGTGACTTGCGCCCGTTCGTGGTGACGGCCGGTGTGACTTCGAATAGCTCGGGTGTGGTCAGCATTCCGATTGCTTGCGTCGACGGCGATGGCATAACGCTCGCCGGTCCTTACCAGACAGTCGACGTCTCGCCCGCGAACAATGCCGCCATTACCGTGCAAGGCGCGTCCGCAGTTACTTCCTATCGCGGACTGGCGTTCCATCCGGAGGCTTTCTGCTTCGGTTGCGCGGACCTCGAAATGTACGACAACCAGCACATCATGGAAATGGCGGCGGACAAGGAAATTGGCCTCGCTATGCGCATGTGGGCGCAGCCGGACATTAACACCGACCGCTTGCTCATGCGCCTTGATTTGTTGGGCGGATGGCTCACCATGTATCCGCAGGGCGCAGTCCGGGTCACCAGCTAGTTCCAAGTCCAAAATTCCAACAAGAAAAGAGAAAAACTCACTATGAAACGAATTGCAACGATTCTCGTTCTTATTGCGGGTTTGGCTGGACTGGCTCCTGGCCAGGTTTACCAGACCGCGCTCACCTCAACCACGCTTTCGGCTGCGATCACCAACTCGGCGACGAACTTCTGCCTGGCATCGACTTCGGGCGTTTATGCCCCGGTGCTCGGCGGTTCTCCGGTGACCACGCTTTACATCGACCACGAGGCTATGGGGGTTTACCAGGTCAATTCCACCTCCGGCTGCGTCGGTGTACGGCGAGGAGATCTTGGCACCAAACAAGGCGCTCATTCGAGCGGCACTTCGGTGCTGATTTCGGCGGAGTATCAGACCACACTCGCGCAAGGTGGAAATCCTGCCTCCAGTGGCTTCATCGATCACGATGCGCCGATTGGCGCGACTTGCGTGACCGCAGAAACCTACCCGACCGTGAATGTCCTGACCGGGGCGCAGTGGATCTGCTCGACCACCTCACTCACCTGGGTGCCGGGCTTCGATAATCCGCTGTCCGCAGTCAGGCCGGGATTGGTTTCGACGACCGCATCGACCGCAGGCGCTCAGACCATTCCGGGACCGTATTTTGCACTCTCCGGGACGGCGGCGATCACCTCCTTCACCATCCCGGTGGGCATGAATGCAGTTTCAACCGTTGGTTGGGGAAACTTCTGCATCTACCCGACCGGCGCCTTTACGACCACGGCGGGCAATAACATTGCCGTCTCGTCCACCGCGGTTGTCGGCAAGCTGCTGTGCTTCACCTGGAATCCGACCACGGCGAAGTTCGCGGCCAGTTATTAATGACTGTTTTCGCATCCGGGCGTTCAGAAGAGCGAACGCCCGGCTTTTTCCCACCATTTCAATTTCAGGAGATTTCTATGACCAACTTCAATTCTCACGGCCAGGAACTGGACGGTAAAGGCAAGATCGTGCCGACGCCGTATGACGCTCACGAGCAGGTCGTGCGCGGCCCACACACCCATTCGCTGAAAGACGGCTACCAGAAGGCTGAACCAAAGGCTGAAGCTCCGAAGTCCGCTCCAAAGCAGGCAGCCAATGAAAACGGCTACCAGAAGTAGATGGCAGTCGCCTACGAGCAAGCCCACGCCTTCCGCCAGCTCGCGGTCAATGCTTCGACCTGGACGGACATCGTAGGGCTGGCGGCGCTGCCGCTCAACTGCAACCAGGTCATCGTTCTCAACCTGTCGGCAGTGATCGTCTACTACCGGAGCGACCCCGGCAACGCCAATTCCCAGGTGCCGATCAACCCTGGCCAGGGCTTGCAAATCGGCGCCAGCCGGGGCAGCTCGCCCTTTTTGTTTCAGGCGGGCAGCGCAAATCCCGTGGGCTCGCTTCTGTCGAGTTCCGGCAGTGTGAACGTCACCATCGAAAGCCTGCAATGAGCCCGCTTCATACTTTCATTCCTGAGCCGGTGAGACACGAAGTCCACAACCAGGTGCAGATCGAGAATCCGCACGGCGAAAAGCATCTCCAGTGGACTCGCTGGCAGACGGTTTCGCTGTGGGTGATTGTGCTCTTGCTCTTGCTGATTTTTTTGCACGGGCACGGCTGGGCGCAAGGGCTCGATCCGCATCTCGCCAAGCATTTGGCGGACGTTGGGCTCAATACAGGAGTCCAAGGCACGTCGGCGACCTACCCGCTTTATGTCTACTGTGTCGCCTCCACCTGCGCCGGCGGCGGAGGTGGCGGCGGGGGAACATCGTCCAACTTCGGCGCAGCCTTTCCTGCGGCAGGCACAGCCATCGGCGCGGCGAATGGCGGCAACATGGTGAGTTTGAATGCGGACGGCTCAGGCAATTTGGATGTGAATCTGAACGCGAACAGTTTCGGCGCATTGGCTGTCACCGGAACTTTCTGGCAAGCCACCCAGCCGGTCTCAAATGCTGGCACCTTCGCCGTGCAGGCTGCGCAATCGGGCACCTGGAATGTCGCCAATACCGGGACCTTTGCCGTGCAAGCCTCACAGAGCGGAACCTGGAACGTAGCCAACACGGGCACCTTCGCCGTGCAGGCTGCGCAATCGGGCACCTGGAATATTGGCACGGTCACGACTCTCACCGGGATCACTAATGCTCTGCCCGCAGGCTCAAATACCATCGGAGCGGTGACCCAGGCGAGTGGGCCTTGGACGAACAATGTCACTCAGTTCGGCGGAACGAACATTTCGACCGGCACCGGGGCGAGCGGCAGCGGCATCCCGCGAGTGACGATCTCAAACGATTCCTCGCTGGCCGCGAATCAATCGGTGAATGTGAACGAGCTTGGCGGCTCAGCGGTCTATGTCGATCCCTGTCTGGTCAACACGCCAATCGCACTCCCCGTCAGCGAAGCGACCAGTTCCACAACCACGATCATCACCGGCACAGCCTCGAAACAAACCTATATCTGCGGGATTTTTCTGGTGGCGGCGGCAGCGACCAACATCAACCTGGTCGAAGGCACGGGAACGAACTGCTCTTCGGTGTCGGCGGGCCTGATCGGCGGCTCAACCGCTGCTACCGGTGCGAATCTCGCGGCCAATGGCGGATTCGTCGTGTTCGGCGGCGGCTACTGGGTGGCAAAAACCGCCACTCTCGCCGATAACGTCTGCTACATCGCTTCGGCAGGCAATCAGGTTTCAGGCGTGATCAAGTACGTTCAGCAATGAAGAAAGCCCTGTCCATTTGTGCGCTTGTGATTGCGCTCTTTAATGCTCAGGCATGGGCGACCTGGAGCCTGTCGCAGACGACGGTCTTCAACTCGACCGCCTGCGGGACAAGCGCAAGCACCTGCACCATTCCGGTCACCAGCACCGGCTCCGGCCATGTGATCTTTATTGGTCTGATGAGCGTGGTCGCATCGCAGACGATTTCGAGCGTCAGCGGTGGCGGAACTTATACTCACCCTTCTTCGTGCGCGGCGAGCGAATCCTCTACCGCACGCTCAAGCGACTGTGCCTATACCCTCTCAAGCACCAGCGGCACGACTTCTATTGTAGTTACTCGCTCAAGCACTACGATCGGTACGTGGAAAGTCTGCGCGGCGGAAGTTCAATCGTCCGTGGGTGTCGGTTCTGTTGATCCGGCCTTCCCGAATGGGGCTACGGCTTCTTCGACCACCGCAACCACCAGCGCGGTCGGTCCGGCTCTCAATCCAACCGGAAACAATCCACTCAACTTCCAGATTCTCGCCGGAGGCACCCCGACAGCCATTAACCAGAGCTATGTCGGAACCTTCGCTACAAGCGCGGGTTGCGCCACGCTGATCAACTCCGCCCCAACGGGCGGACCAACCTGGACGCAGGGCAGTCAGGATTATTCGGCGAGTGGGATCTCTGTCGATGAGTCTTCATCTGTGGCCGCCGTCCCCAAGCTAACGCTTTTAGGAGTTGGGCCTTAACCCGAATTCGAATTTCAAAGGAGAAAATACAATGGCATCCGGCAACTTCAACATGGAAGATCCGGCCAAGCAGGAACAGATCCGGCGCGGCCACCACGAATACATCCCCACCGCAGGCAAGCATGGTACTTACGTCCAGCGGCAATACAAGCACCAGGAATACCCGAAAATGCTCTGCAAACTCAGGAAGCCCGAGCAGAGGGATTTCCTGAAAGTGAATGGCGACTCGATTCCGGCCGAGATTGCTCTCCAAAGCTATCAGGCAGCGATGACCGAATGGGACCGGGCCATGACTTCTTCGGTTGTGAACAACAAAGCCGAAGAAGTGCAGTGGCTGAAGGCGAACGCGAGCTAAATGCCCGCGATCGTTCCAACCTCTACCCTCTCTCGCTCAGCGACCGACTTCATCAAGTCGGCGCTGCGCCTGGTGGGAGCGCTGCGTTCCGGATTGAATCTCCAGAATGATGAACTGACCGATTGCAAAACCGTGTTAAACGACATGCTGGATGCGCTTTCGGCCGAGCGCACCCAAATCCCGGCAGTCACCATTCAGACGCTCAATCAGAATCAAGTGCAGCTCGCGCTAGTCCCCAATCAGCAGTCGTACAAACTGGGCAATGTTAGCGGGACAGAGGATTTCCTGCTCGCCCGTCCTTCGCGGTTGGAGCGG